CCATGCGGACGTAGTCAGTACACTTATTACGGTAAGGGAGTATTTCCTTGGGAACGCCGTGCTGTTGGTAGCAATGAATTAACTGACTTTACTCCTAGTGCTAATTTAGATTGGGAAGGACTACGTGCTAGACTGTTGCAATTTGGTATTAGAAATGCTACACTAATGGCAGTAGCACCAGTTGAATCAAGCTCTGTTGTACTTAACAGTACTAACGGTATTGAAATGCCAATGGAAATGATTTCAGTTAAAGAATCAAAAGCAGGATCATTTGTACAGGTTGTACCAGAGTATCGTCGTTTAAAAAACAAGTATCAAATGATGTGGGAACAATTAGACTGCGTAGACTACTTAAAGACTGCGGCAGTACTAGCAGTATATGTTGACCAAAGCCTAAGTACAAATACATTTTATAACCCTGCGTTCTTTGAAGGAGGCAAAGTTCCTGGAACATTAATTGCCAAGAACTTAATGTTAGCCTACAAGTGGGGATTGAAAACTATCTACTACAGCTTGATTAACAAAGTTGGAGCAAAAGTATCAGTAACTGGAACTCAGTCGATGCCTGTTATAAGTAGTGAGCCAATAACTATATACGAAGATGACGATTGCGAAGCATGTAAGTTATGATATACATTAGAGAAGAAGGCGAAATCATTCGCCCAGGATTTAACTTCTATCCATTAAACAGTAACCAAGTTGGTTTTGTTTTTAAGTTAAGAAGTTTTGTTTTATTTGTAAGATACAATAAAAAATTAGGTAAATTAATATGTCAAAAGCCCAGTATGATTTTAGAAAGCCAACAAACTATCTAAAGCGCAAGATGTTTTTGGACCCAGCTGGTCCAGTTACAGTACAACGTTTTGAAGAAGTTAAGTATCCAAAGATACAAAAGTACGAAGAACTAGCCCGAGGTTTCTTTTGGGTTCCAGAAGAAATTAGTCTTACTAAAGATAAGATTGACCATAAGGAAGCTAGCGATGCTGTTAAGCATATCTTCACTAGCAATTTGTTACGTCAAACAGCATTAGACTCAATTCAAGGTCGTGCTCCGTTTCAAGTATTTGGTCCAGTTAGTTCTATTCCAGAATTAGAAGCACTAGCACTTACATGGAGTTTCTTTGAAACATCAATTCATAGTAAGTCATATTCACACATTATTCGTAACGTCTACGGTGTTCCTAAGGAAGAGTTTAACAAGATTCACGACACAGCAGAAATTATTAATATGGCCGCTAGTGTCGGCAAGTACTATGAAGAACTACACGTTCTTAACATTCGTAAAGAATTAGGTGAAGAAATTGTATTACACGATCATAAGCGAGCTATTTGGATGGCACTACACGCTAGCTATGCTTTAGAAGCCTTACGCTTCATGGTATCATTCGCTACAAGTTTAGCAATGGTTGAAAACAAGATCTACATCGGTAATGGTAATATCATTAGTCTTATTTTACAGGACGAATTATTACACACCGAGTGGACAGCGTGGCTAATTAATAATGTAATTAAAGACGATCCAGATTTTATTTCTATCGAACAAGAATGCGAAGCTGAAGTATATTCTATGTATATGGAAGTGATTGAAGAAGAGAAACAGTGGGCAGACTACTTGTTTAAGTTAGGTCCAGTTATTGGTTTGAACGCAGATATCCTTAAAAACTTTGTTGATTATACAGCATTTACTCGTTTGAAAGAAATTGGTATCAAGTACTTAGGCGAACATCCTAAGAGCAGTCCTATTCCGTGGTTTAACAAGCACGTGAATATTAACAAGAAACAAACAGCATTACAAGAAAACGAATCCACTAACTATGTCATTGGAGTTATGAGTGATAATGTTAGTCGTGATGAATTACCGGAACTATAATTATGAAAGCTATTGTATGGAGTAAAGATGCCTGCCCTTTTTGCGTTCAAGCAAAGGCATTGTTAGATTCTAAAGGAATCGAATACGAAGAACGCAACGTAATGAAAGACTGGACCAAGGAGCAACTTTTGGAAGCAGTTCCAAATGCGAGAACACTACCGCAAATCTTTTTAGACGAGGAATATGTCGGTGGCTTCAACGATCTTAAATCCCGGTTACAGTAGTGGCGCAACCGTTACTATCGGTTCAACCGCTAGTAGCTATAGTGCAGGAACAATTACAGTACCGGCAAGTTATACCAGTCAAATAGTCAATGGAGGATCAGCTTGGTCTTCCATAACTACTTCTGCTTATCCAACCCAAGCAAGTCTTAATGTTTCTGGTGATGGCAACATCGACGGCAATTTAATAGTAGGCGGCAAAGATATTGCTAAAAGTTTATCAGAAATTGAAAAACGCCTTGCTATACTTGTACCCGATCCGGCTAAACTAGAACATTTCGAAGCACTCAAAAAAGCATACGAGCATTACAAATTATTAGAAGCATTATGTCAACTACCAAAGAAAGAAGAAAAATAAATGAATGTAAAATTACTCAGTTATAGCCAGCCTACAGAAGAATTTGCTAGTCTAGGAATCGACGATGCGCAGGAACTTATTGCTTACTGCGCACGTGTTAGCAATCCAGCTAATCAGTTTAATACTGAAACAGCAGACAAGCTAATTCGTTACCTTGTTAAGCATCAACACTGGAGTCCATTAGAAATGGTTTCAGCCTGTTTAGAAATTGAAACAACACGTGATATTGCTCGTCAAATTTTACGTCATCGTAGTTTTAGTTTTCAAGAGTTTAGTCAACGATATGCTGATCCAACAAAGGACTTAAACTTTGTTATCCGCGATGCTCGACTACAAGATACAAAGAATCGTCAGAACTCGATTGAAACAGAAGACGAAGCATTACAAGCATGGTGGACAGCTAAACAGCAGGCCGTGATTGATCTTGTAACAGCAACCTACGGCGAAGCTATTGACAAGGGTATTGCTAAAGAACAAGCTCGGGCGGTATTGCCAGAAGGTAACACAGTAAGTCGTTTGTACATGAACGGTACTTTACGTAGCTGGGTACATTTTATCGAACTACGTAGTGCTAATGGTACACAAAAAGAACATCAACTAATTGCTAAGGAATGCGCCTGCGTAATTGCTAAAGTATTCCCAATGATTAATGAATTTATAAGCGAATAAGGAAAAATATGCTAATCAATAAAGGTTTCTCCAACGGAGATGTAGTAAGTGTTAAATTAATTAACGGTGACGAACTCATCGCACGTTTCGAAGAAGAAGATGCTGAATCAGTAACTATCGCTCGCCCGCTAGCCTTAACAATGGGCGCACAGGGCTTGGGTATGATTCCGTGGTGTTTCTTAGGCAAAGATGACAAGATTGTGTTACTTAAGAAAAACACGTTTTTTGTAGTGGCTAGCAAGAAGGAAGCCGCTGATCAATACTTAGAAGGTACCACCGGAATTGCTCTGGTTAAATAAGCATAATAGGAGATTATTATGCCAACCGTAGTTACATTAACAGGACCAGGAACAGCAACCGTTACAGATGATGCGGCGGCAGCTATTATTTTACAGACCGCAGAATTAGAAAGATTTCGGGCTGTAGTTGCCAACAACGTGGGTGTCATGGTCGATCTTAAGAAAGAAATTTCTGCGTTATCAGACGCATGTAACACGCTTAAAACTTCTATTGGTAGTATCGCAACAATGAGCGCAGGTACTAATGCTATCATTGCCATGCAGGCCGCTAACCAAATTAAGACAAATAACTTTCAGGTACAGGCAACTAAGGAAGCGTTGGCTCGTACAGATCAGCCTGTTCCCGTTGAGCCAACTGTTAAAGAACAATTAACTACTGCGGTTAAAGATAGCGCAGTCCTTATGGAAACTGCGCAAGCAGAAGGTGCTATAACAAATCAGATTAATGTAATGATTGGTAGCTTTACAACATGGATTGGTGGATTCTTACCGAGCTTTACTGATGTCGGCGAATGGATTAAACGTAAGTATCTAGCAGTAATTCAACCTAATCCACCAAGCAACGCTCAAGATATCGCAACTAAATTAAACAGTCAAGCAGGTACTGCTGACAACGGTAACATCGGATAAGATGGCACACGGTGACATTATAACAATGACATGGACTGGAAATCCAACCACTCCAGTTCCTGCTACATTAACTGTCGCTGATACTTATGGTGCCGCAGTAATTGAACAAACTTTGGTGTTAGAGCAATTTCGAAATGATGTTGCCGCGTTAGGTGATCTATTAATAGAGTTGAAGAAAACTGTTGCTACTATGAATTATTTGGTTAGTACTTACAATAAGGCAATATTATCTATATCTGCACAAAGTGGACAACGAAATGCTATTGCGGCAATGCAGGTGGCATCAACTATACAGACCAATAATTTTTATACAGCAGTGCAGGGAGAAAATCCTACTATGCCTAGTACTGTACAACAATTAGAAACGACTGCTAAAGACGGAACAACGCTACACGGAGTATCCCAAGCAGAAGGTGCTATTATTTTGCAGACCAATGTTATGAACCAATATTTCCAATCGTTTGTTACTGACGCATTGGAGCCGTTTACTAGTGTACTGTCTAACTACTCTGATAGATTAAAAACAGCAATATTAGGTAATCCTCCTAGTAATGCGCAAGATATCGCAACTAAGGCGGCAACTCAAGCCGGTGTTCTTGATTCTGGAAATACAAAATAATGTCGGACTATTCAGTAGGACGTGTAAACAAAGATAAGGCCGCAAGTTTAATCGAAACTGGCGCAAAGACTGTATGGGTAAATTCAGATGCCCTTCCCGGAGTTAATCAATATAAAACTGCCGCTATCAAAGGCAGTATGATGAAAGGACCTCCTAACAAGGGCGATGTCGTTGTATCTAGTAATGTAACTGTATTTGTTGAAAATAAAGAAATTGCCATTGAAGGCGCAGTAACAGCACAAGGTAGACACGTAGGACCAGGAAGTCAGAATGTATTTGCTGGCAATGGTGGAAGTATATCTAGTGTATTTGTTTTTAGTCGTCCCGAAGTTATTGCTAATACTCCTACTCCACAACAGGCGGCACAATCTGCTAGCTGGAGTCAAATTGCTACTAACGGTACCGTTGCTCTCCCTCCCACTGATGCTCCTGAAATTAATACAAGTCCACTAGGTGCTCAAGCAACTGAAATCAAAGCGTTCCTAGATAGAATTTTACCAGAAGCATCAAAATGGACTCGCGGAGCTCAACCGCAAGGACAAGGTGGCAATCAAAACATTATGGGAATCTTTAAAGACCTTAATGTACTACAATGGGCAAATAGTGATTCAGTTCCGTGGTGCGCCGCATTTGTAAACTTTGTTTTAAAAAATTGCGGATACAAGTACACTCAAGATTTATCAGTAGCACCTTTCTTAACTAAACCTGAGAAATGGGGTGCTAATATATTCTACTCTGCTAAGACAGGTGGCTCTAGTTGGATGCAGGCTCAACCCGGTGATATCGCTGTTTGGGATTATGATCGTGGTCATACTCCTAGCCATGTAAATTTTGTATATTCCTATTCAAACGGATTCTTAACATTTTGCGGTGGCAATCAAAGTGGTAAAGCACTAAACAATAATAACCCTAGCGGCAGTTCAGTAACTGCTGGGTCAAAATGGAATCCTAACATAGACAAATCTAATGCGGGCGCCGGTACATATCATCTAATGGCATTACTAAGACCGCAACAAAGGGGAACATGATTATATTTTGGGCATTGACATTTGTTATAGCCTGCGCTATAATATATGCTATGATAGTTGGCAAGGACTACTTTGAGGATAAGTAATTTTATCCGTAAAGCGTACAGGCATAGCTAGTTCAGTTTAATATCAGACGGGGGTAGTTTTTTACGGGCCCGTCAAAAAGAATTGTTGTAACTCCTTTCTAGTAAAGGCATTGTGGACCCGGGTTCAATTCCCGGCATCTCCACCGAAGCATATTGAAGAACCAGCTCGGTCCCCTTGAAATAATAGGAATGATGTCTGGGACATAGGACTTAGTATGCTTCGTTGGGGATGATCGGCTTCGACATGGTGAGATAGCGAAGAAGGCAACACGGTAATGTGAAAACCGTTAGGATTGGGGTAACCCGGTCGTAGAAGCAAATAACGTAAAAGCAAACGACGAACAGTTCGCATTAGCGGCCTAACAGCCACTTAGGGCAGGAAATGCCTCGTAACAGAAATAACCAGAATGGACCTTCGGGTCCATTTTTATTAATAAACTCTTTTAATTTTTTAAAATTGATGTTATAATAGTGACATTATTACAGGATACATATGAATCTCATTCCATTACACGACAATATTTTAGTGCGCCGCCACGATGCGGAAGAAACATCAGCAGGTGGTATTGTATTAGCCGCATCAGCAATAGATAAGCCAAGATTAGGAACAGTAGTTGCCGCAGGACCTGGCAAATATGTTAATGGTCAAATTGTTGATTCTGTTGTAAAAGAAGGGGATGTTGTATTGTTCGGCAAAACTTCAGGATACGAAATTAAAGTAGGTGATGAGAAATTACTTATGATGCCAGAGAACGAAATTTACGCTACTGTAAAGTAACTAAATAATACTGATAACAACTAACTGACTTTAATCAATGGGCATCTAGTCAGTATGCCGTTCTAATAGTGTTGTCGCACCCTATGGAGGCGATAATGCTTAAATTTTATGTATATGCGTATCTACGCAATAAAGACTCAAAAACAGCCAAAGCCGGCACACCTTACTATATTGGAAAAGGAACAGGTCGTCGTATTTACGATAAACATAATGTTCCTATTCCTAAAAATAAATCTAATATAGTTTTACTTGAAACGCAATTAACCAACATAGGAGCCTGTGCTTTAGAACGCAGATTAATCCGATGGTGGGGCCGTATAGATTTAGGTACTGGCATTCTTCGTAATTTAACAGATGGCGGCGAAGGATCTGACGGGAAGATTATTTCTCAAGAAACTAGAGATTTAATTTCTACCAAATTAACTGGTAAAAGAAAAAGTGAAAAACACAGGAATAATTTAAAAGGTCCTCGGCCAAAAACATGGGGGTTTAAATTAACAAAAGAAGAAGTCCTCCAAATACAGGAAGATTTAAAGTTAAACCGCTTTACAAGAAAAGAGATTTCCGCTAAACTAAATATATCGTACGAAACAGTGAAGTCAATACATTTGGCTCGCGGTGCGTACAAAACCAAGGATATCAGACTTTAAACAAATGGGCCTTTAGTCTGTGGGCCGTTAAAATATTGGAGAAAATAATGATGTATAATTCAAAACTCGTTGCGAGTATAAAAGCTAACCGCCGTGTTCTTAAAGAGTATAAGGACAAAGTCTATGTTCCGTTTGCTAGTGAATATAGTATTCTACTAAAAAATCTAAACACAGTAAGAGCAGAGGTCCACGTCTACATCGACGGTGAAGATCAAACTCCTGATGGATTGTGTTTGGATGCTGGCCGTGAGTGCGAACTAGAACGCTCAATCAAAAACGGTAATCTTAAAGAAGGCAACAAGTTTAAGTTTATCGAGCGTAGCGATGCTGTGGAGCAACATCGCGGCGTCAAACTAGAAGATGGCATTGTTCGTATTGAATATCGTTTTGAAAAGCCTCGTGTAAGTATTCCGATCAACTCTTTACCAAGCTGGCAATTGAATGGATTATTGCGTGGCATCCAAGATGGCTCTATTACAGCATCTGGTGCAAGTGGTAGTGCATATAGTAGCAACGCATCATACGGTGCTATGATCAATAATGTCCAATGTAGTGCTACATCAGCAAATGCGTCAGCTAATGTCGCTCCACAAGCATTCTACAATGATGCAGGTATTACTGTAGCTGGTAGCAAGAGTACACAGAGTTTTACCACAGTATCAATGGGTGAAATGGAAACGGACAAGCACACTATCGTTCTACAACTGCTAGGCGAAACACCCGATAACAAACCTGTCCAAAAGGCAGTTACAGTTAAAGCCAAGCAAAAATGCGATACTTGCGGACATACTAACAAAGCTACCGCAGAGTTTTGTAATAAATGCGGTACAGCATTAGTCATATACGCTTAACTTATTTTTTTTTTGATGCCTTATACGCTGAGACTCGGCCATTTTTGCTCGAGTCTCAGCTGTATGTTTTCTACCTTTATTAAATTCTGAAAGTTTCTTTCTTGTTTCTTCAGTTACTACTTGCCCCAATGATGCCTTTTTCATTTTAGCAATAGTTTCAGGAGAATGTTTCTTTCCAGTCATACCCTTAGTCTTATCTCTAGATTGGGCAGATGCTTTATGTTTAGCTCGTACTAATGGATCATTCATTGGGTTGTTTAATAACATTGTTTCCCGTAAAATTTCCGTTCTTTGAATTTTAATAGATTCGTATATTCTGTTAGTTATTGTATATCGTTGCTGATTATCGTTTTCTAAATTTGCTAGAGCCCAAGCGGCGTGAATCATTTTGGCTTTATTCTGCCCAGATAACATTTTTGGCAATAATAAGTGACAGACAAAATGTTCTCGTGCTGTTAGCCGAACTAGATTATTCGAGTTATTTGACCCGCCCAAACTTTTAGGTAAAATATGATGTTTTTCTGAATAGCCCAAAAGTTCTCTATTTTGGGCTCTATTGATGATAGAATTATACCAAGTGGTATATTTGTTTTGTAAATACATTGCTGACATAGTCCTTTATGTTAGAGCCGGTGGATCTGCCAGGATCGTGATCGGCACTTTTATTTATCTTTTGAGAAAATTCAGATTGTATTCTCAAAGAATTGATAGTATAATAAATATATAAGCAATAAAGATAGACTTTATTGTATCAATATTACATAGGATTTATGTATGACAAATAAAAAATATAACGTATTAGTTTTTGTGGGCCGCTTCCAGCCGGTACACAACGCACACCTTGAGATTATTACTCGTGCTAAAACTTTAGCTGATAAGCTGGTTATCATCGTTGGTTCAGCTAAACAGCCCCGTACTTACAAAAACCCATTTACCGCAGAAGAACGAATTGAAATGCTATATGCGGCAACTCGCGGAATGGTAGATGCTAACTTTTCAATCAGCTTTGAACAAAATACAGACAGCATGTATAATGATCAAGCCTGGCTTGCTCGCACACAAGCATTAGCCGCTAAACATATTAAAGAAGGTGATCGAGTTGGCATTATTGGACACAAGAAAGACGATACTAGTTTCTATTTAGATATGTTCCCACAATGGGGATTTGAAAATGTAGAAACTATCGAGCCGCTGAACGCAACCGATATTCGTGGATGCTATTTTACAAGACATTTACAAAAATTTATTAATGGCAGTATTCCGCAATCAACGCAGGAGTTTATGACAGCATTTAAGGATACAGAAGACTTTCAGCAAATCATTCGCGAACGTAAATTTGTAGAGGACTACAAAAAGCAATTTGCGGCATTACCGTATGCTCCAACTTTTGTAACCACAGATGCTGTAGTTATTTGTTCTGGACACGTATTGTTGATTAAGCGCAGAGCAGAGCCGGGTAAGGGTCTTTGGGCATTGCCAGGTGGATTCCTTAACGCAGAAACAGATAAGTCAGTACGTGATGCGGCTATCCGTGAGCTTAAAGAAGAAACAGGAATTAAAGTACCAGTGCCTGTACTGAATGGTAGCATTGTAGACAATCGTGTATTTGATGCTATTGGTCGCAGTACAAGAGGTCGTACAATTACACACGCATTTAAAATTGTATTGCCTGATGGTGAGTTGCCAAAAGTAAAAGGTGCCGATGACGCAGAGAAAGCACGTTGGGTACCTATAGCAGAATTAGACAGCTCAGTATGCTATGAGGATCATTATGAAATAATGATGTCATTCTTGGGTGCTTGATATGAAAAAGACAAACTATCGTCCAACCCGCAGTCAACAGTTATTGCTGGCGGGACTTGTACCAAAACGCAGTACAGATGAAATAATTGTAGTTCATCACGTATTAGAAGATTCGTATATTCGTTTAGAATTACAATTGGAACGTAGGTTGGGTAATAACATTACATTAGAAAGAATTGTATTATGAGTAATCATCAAAATAAAATCCTTCAGGACTCTGACCTGTTTACGTTAATTCAACGTAAAAAGAATGACCGTAAATGGTACGAAGTTAGATGCGAACTATGGAGATTTAATGAGTATGCGATTGCTAACGAGGTTAGAGATTTCTTTGATCCCTTACGCAACAAGTCCGGAAATTATGGCAGTCGGTGGAAGTACAAAAATCGCAAAGAAGCAGAACAGAAGTATTTGATGGCAATTTTAAGATGGGGTAATTGATATGAAATTATTAGGAATAGAATGGTTTAACAATGTAGGTATTGCTCGTTGCGAAGGTAATCTACCTGGCGATATCCGTTATTACATCAAAGCAGTAGACGGACACGACGAGCAAGTAGATACGTTCGACGTTATGAGTTTTGGCTCAAAGTTTCCAAAAGACGCAGGTGATGCGTTGTTTGGAGTTGACAAAGTATAGTAATGGTGCTATACTATGTATATGGTAGTAAAAAAGTCCACTAGATAGACTGGTGGCATTTTATATAAAAGGAACTTTTATGTCTATTTCAAAATCTATTATTCTCAACACAGACTCGTACAAAGCGAGTATGTTCAAACAATACCCAGTAGGCACTACTGGTGTCTACAGTTACATTGAGTCACGAGGCGGGCGGTATGATGCTACTATATTCTTCGGACTTCAAGCATTTATCAAAGAGTATTTGCTCGATCCAATTACACAAGCCGATATTGACATTGCCGCAGAGATCTGGGCAGTGCACGGTGAACCTTTCAATAAGGCAGGTTGGCAGTACATTTTGGACAAACACAACGGCTACTTGCCTGTTGTCATTAGAGCAGTACCAGAAGGTACAAAAGTTCCTGTTAAGAATGTATTAGCAACTATTGAGAATACCGATCCAGAATGCTACTGGTTAACTACTTGGTTAGAAACTGCCTTGCTTCGTGCGGTATGGTATCCAACTACTGTAGCAACACAAAGCCGTGCTATTAAAGAAATAATCTTAGACTACTTGGAGAGAACTGGTGACCCTAGTACAATTAATTTTAAGTTACACGATTTCGGTGCTCGCGGTGTTAGCAGTATGGAGTCGGCTGGTATTGGTGGTGCGGCCCACCTTGTTAACTTTATGGGCTCTGATACTGTCACTGGTATTCTTTATGCTCGTGAGTATTATAACGCTGGTATCGCTGGATTCAGTATTCCTGCAATGGAACACTCAACAATCACAAGCTGGGGTCGTGAAGGAGAAGTCGAAGCCTACAGAAACATGCTCAACCAGTATGCCAAACCAGCCAGTGTCGTCGCCATTGTTTCAGATAGCTATGATGTCTACAATGCTGTCGAGCACATCTGGGGAGAAGAATTGCGTCAGCAAGTAATTAACAGTGGTGCTACCGTTGTTATTCGGCCTGACTCTGGTGATCCATTGGAAGTTAATCAGAAGTTGATTAAGATTTTGGGCGAGAAGTTTGGTTACACTACAAACGCCAAAGGCTACAAAGTACTTAACAATGTACGCTTAATCCAAGGTGACGGCGTAAACGAATCAACTATCCGCACTATTTTGGGTAACTTTATGATACACGGTTGGTCAGCTGATAACATTGCGTTTGGTATGGGCGGTGCGTTGTTACAACAGTTAGATCGTGATACCCAAAAGTTTGCGATGAAATGCTCTGCCGCAGAAATTAACGGTGTTTGGGTAGATGTCCAAAAGGATCCTATTACTGATCCGGGTAAGAAATCCAAAGCTGGTCGTGTAACACTTTGGACTAACAGTGGTGGTGAGTTTGCTAGTGGTGTAACTGCTCCTACTGGTTGGACAGACAAGGGCATTGGCGGTTGGACTGAAGCACTGGTCCCAGTGTATTGGAATGGTAACTTACACAAGGATTATACCTTTGACGAAGTTCGCCAAAACAGTAACAAGTAAGCAAACAGGAGTTGACAATACCAGTCAACTCCTGTATAATATATAGATAAACAACACTAAGGCACAGCATGTCATATTTTTTAAAGTCAGGCAACACATATCAAGTTAGCTCAAAAGAAGCAATGGACCTTCACGAGGCATTGCCAGCGGGTAACTATGTGATTAAGAAAAACGAGATGACAGGACAACTGTATCTTGAAACTATTGATAACTTTGAAATCAAAGGTAAGCAGTACGGCGACTTGACTCGCAACACTGATCGCATTGTCAACACATTCTTAGACCGTCCTGC